TTAAATCATCAGCCAACGATAGTATAACAATAGGTGGGCCCGGTCAGGGAAGATCTGGTGGATCAGATGAAACTTCTGGTCGTGGTGATTTTTATGAAATAGAACCAGCGTTGATTGTTGATACTTTAACAGAAGACCACCCAAGTTTTGAAGAACTCGGTGGGTATTCAATGATTAATGCTGTCAAGTTTCAATTATTATATTCAGATTCAGGTCTTGGTATTGATAGTCTTCTTTGGGCATTACCACTAAGTGGGAATCTTAGAGAATCACCACTAAATGGTGAGCTTGTTTGTATAGTTTATTATTTAGGCATTCCATTTTGGCACAAAAGAATAAATTATATGAATACTATTAATGGTAGTATAAGTAATTCATTTGGTTCTGATTTAGAACCATCTACGGGTGGTAAGGATTACAAGAAGGTATCTGAGGTAGGACCAAGAGAAGTTGATCAAAACAATTTTCTACCTGGTCTAAATTTTTATGAGAATTATTTTATACAACCACTAAAACTGTCAGAGGGTGATATGACATATGAGGGAAGGTTGGGTCAAACTTTAAGATTGGGTCATCTAGCACGGGGTGAGGGTGAAGATCCATATGAGTTATCTAATATAAAATTAAGAGTGGGTCAACTTACTGACGCAGAAGCTAATGATAGAGCAACAGAAGCTGAAGAGGCTGTTGAAGTAGCTAATAAACCAGTTGATGAAAACATTAATGATGATGGTTGTTCACTTTGGATGACATTAGGTGAAGAGGTGGGCTTCTCACCTGGAAAACCAACAGAACCAGCTGAAAGTTTATTTAAATCATTAGAAGAACCACCGAGTGTGTATGATGGTAAACAAATTATATTAAATTCTGATAGAATTATTTTTAATACAAAAGCAAAGGAAATGATGTGTTTTTCAAAAGGAGATACATATTTTAATTCAACATCAAATTTTATTATTGATACCGATAAAGATTTTATAATGAAAAATCTTGGTAATTGTAAAATAGAAAGTGATGGTGATATTTATATCCGGTCTCAAGGTCAATTAAGAATAGATGGTGTATCGGAAATAAATTTAGGTAATCGAACGGGTGAGTTGATTGCTAAGGGTGAAACATTAGTAGATGTTTTGAATGAATTGATAGATGCTATTAAGGATAGTTTAAGTCCAGCTGGTTCAATGGCAGGTCCATATCCAGTAAGTTTAACCAATCCAGGATTTTTAGATGCAGTATCATCTAAACTGAATTCAATTCTAAGTGATAGAGTAACAACAATATAGGGGGTTTTAAATGAAAGTAAGTGGATTAAAAAAGTTGATAGGTGATGTAGTTAGAAAAGAAGTAAAAGCTGTGGTTCGTGAGGAGTTGGCTAAATTCAAAATGGATGAGGTCCTCTCTGATAAAACAACACCAACTCTAACTGAAGCTATTCAACCAAAGAAAATTGTCAAACCACGAGTGGAGAAACAATATACTAAAAATTCAAAATTAAATGAAATTTTAAATTCAACTGTTGGTGGTATTGAAAATGGTGGTGATGGTATATCAAATATAAATGAAAATGATGATAGTGAATACCCAACAATGGGTGGTAAGACTATGACCACGAGTAATTATGGTGCTGTGATGAATGGTGGTTCGAATAATAATTACAATGCTCAACAAGTAGCTCATTTACCAGAAGACAACGCAGTTAAAAAAGCTTTAACAAGAAATTATGGTGATGTTATGAAAGCTATAGATAAGAAAAAAACTAATACATCACTAAAGGGATAATGATATGCCATTAATGACACCAGTATTAGCTATGGATATAAAAAAAGCGTTTGATGATGTAGAAAAAATAGGAAAGTCAGATCCAGCTGCAGATTTACATATGGAGTTGGGAAAAAGATTAGCAGCTGCTATAGATAAATATATTAGAGGTGGTGATGTTGTTGTTCAGACAGACACACCAATGATATCTATATTACCAGGACAAACAACACCAAGAGGTTCGACAATAACACCTGGAAAACCTCTTATGGGTTCAACAAAAGGAACTGGAATGGGGAAGGTAGTATAATGGCTTTAAATAAAAATAAATTAGCGGGTGATTTAAAAACAGATCAGGATGTAATGCAAAAACTGACTAAAAATGGTCAGTTTAAAAAAACATCAGATGTGTATTTAGAATTGGGAAAAAAGTTTGCTGATTCTATAGAAAAATATGTAAAGGGTGGTGATGTTGTTGGAACACACACAATTACAAATTTAATGATTGAACCAGGAGCAAATACATTGGAAATGGGTGAGAATGGTATTCTGATACCAGGACAAACTCTTACACAAGGTATGGCTCAACCTGGATCTAATATAGGTCCTATGGGATTTAATTCGTATCCAGGGGCTACTGGAAAAATAAAATAGGAGATGAGATATGCCAACACCAGATGATTTTAATCCAGATATGCAGATAGGATTAACACTACCTTTGGTAAATGGTACTAATGGGTATTTTCAATCAAGTATGACACATCTAGAACAAGCAAAGCATAATTTAAAAAATTTGTTATTGACAGTTAAGGGTGAGAGACCAATGCAACCAGAGCTTGGGTGTGATATATGGAAAATGGTGTTTGAACAGAACGATGATACAATTGAGGCTAGGGCTAGATTACATATAGAAGATGCTATTAATATGTGGTTGCCATATCTATCAATAAAAGCTTTACGGGTAGTTAGTAGTTTTACAGAAATAGATAAATGTATATTACATATAGAAGTAGAATTCTTTTTAACATCAGATCCAGACTCTTATGAAAGTATATCATTCGATACAAATAGTTTTGCAAATTTTTAGGAGATAAATAATGGCAAGGAAAACTACAAAAAGAAAAGAAATAAAATATTTAAATAAAGACTTTCCAGAAATGAGAAATAGTTTAATCAAATTTGCTGAAAATTATTTTCCAAATTCATATAATGATTTTAATGAAACATCACCTGGTATGATGTTTATTGAAATGGCAGCATATGTTGGGGATGTATTGTCTTTTTATATCGATAGACAATATAAAGAAACACTATTGAAATACGCAGAAGATAAAAAAAATGTAATAGCTATAGCAGAAAATTTTGGATATAAGGTAAAGTTATCATCACCATCAACAGCTGAGTTAGAAGTCTTTTGTGTAGTTCCAAGTGATAATACGGATACCAACCACCCTCAACCAGATTTAAGATATGCTCCAATTCTAAATAATGGGTTTACCGCACAATCAAGTCAGGGTAATACAGATTTTAGATCTGTAGATGATGTTAATTTTTCAGAAGAAAGTGTATTTTCACCAAGAACAGCTACAATATATGAAAAGTCTGGCGCATTACCAACAAAGTGGTTACTTAAAAAAATAGTTAGGGTTGAATCAACCAAAGTACATTCTGTAACTTTTTCTTTTGGTAATAATACTAAAAAATTTCCAAAGAGAACATTAACTTCTCCATCCCTTGTGGAAATTTTAGATGTTACAGACTCTGATGGTAATATTTGGTATGAAGTTCCTTATTTAGCTCAGGATACCATATTTGATGAAACAGCAAACGCTGGTGGTGGAGATCCAGAACTAAAACAATTTTCATCTGAAACACCATCTTTATTAAAATTAAAAAAAACATCAAGAAGATTTATAACAAGAGTTAATCAAAATGACCAAATGGATTTAATATTTGGTTCTGGTATATCTGATAACGCGGATGAAGAAATAATACCAAACCCATCTAATATAGGAACTAATCTACCGGGATCAGCAGCAAAAATAGATTTTGCATTTGATCCATCAAACTTTCTTTATACAAAAACATATGGACAAGTTCCACAGAATACAAAGTTAACAGTTAGATATACTACTGGTGGTGGGTTAGCTTCAAATGTAAATTCCAATACTATTACCTCTGTTGGTAGTATAAATTTTAATAACGATATATATGGAACAGATGTAGATCTTGATACTAATCAATGGGTTAAAGCTTCCATAGCTGTCAATAATATAGATCCAGCTACTGGTGGGAGAAGTGGTGAAACGGTTGATGAAATCAGATTAAATGCCCACGCTTACTTTGCTACTCAGAATAGAGCTGTAACTAGAGAAGATTATTTAACACGGGTATATTCACTACCATCAAAATATGGATCAATAGCTAAATGTTATATTGTTCAAGATTCACAACTACAAGAATCAGATAGTGTTGTTGTAACTTCTAATGATTCACCCGGAAAGGCTGGTGAGGGAACTAACCCAGCAGCTGGTGGGAATGGTAAATCAGATCCTACATTACCAGATAGAAGTGGTGGAATTCAAGGACAAGCAAAACAACAAACAAAGTCAATAACAAAACCATCAAATCCATTTGCATTAAATTTTTATATGTTGGGGTTTAATTCTCAAAAACAATTAGTACCATTAAATGCTGCTATTAAA